CAAAGGAGGTCCACTATAACCTTCGTTTCTATCAAAGTTTTTTAAATCTTTATAACTCATATTAAAAAAACAGTTCGGTCCCCTATAATGTTTCATTTTATAACCACACGCCAAAGCTGAAGCTATAAGGATTCCGTTACATACATAATGGTGTATAGCATCTTCTACAATATGTTTTAAACCATAAGAACTTATCCCATCGTCTATTGTTTTTCTTTTTCCGATATTATCATTAAGCCATTTACAAACAGCTTCAAACTCTTTCGGACGTTTTAATAGATCTCCACCATCATAATCATTATATTTAAACCCATTAGTTCTAAGATTTGGATATTCTTTTTTTATTTCTTCTAACGTTTTCATTTAGGCGTTCCCGATTCAGTGGTCTCTGGATCCATAGGTCCAGACTTAGTAGTATCCTTATCTTTACTCACGTATGTTGGAGCAAACTTACTGATATTATTCAAAGGGGCCGAGTCGTGTATGTTTCCCG